TGTATATAAATATAATAGTATAAAATTTTTGAAAATAAATATTAAAATAATAATTAATATTACTCACATTTAACTTCCATGTTAAATATTGTTCTCTCTAATGGTGAAAATGCTAATACAATAACATTAAAATTTTCATTTTCTTTGGTTATTTTAAAGGATGTACCTGATTTCATTATACCTTTATATTTAACTATATTATCTTTAATGTTACCTGTTTTAATAATTTCGTCAGTTATTTTTTCTGCTTCAGAATCCCCATTTTTGAAAATATCGGTAACATTTAATTTCCCTCCTTTAGATTTAATTGCGGAGTTGATACTTTCTAACAAACCATCTTCACGTTTATATGTAATTAATTCACCAACAAAGTTTCTAACAGTATTATCCATATCACTATAATCATTATCACCTTTACTCAATGAATCTTGAACATATTGTTTAATTAATTTTGATTGTAAAGGTAACATTTTTTTCTTTTCAGTAATACTTAATGCAACTTGTTTATATTCGACATTATAGATATCCCCCATAAATCCACTAAAAAATTCTTGATCACCATATTTTAGATAAAATGCGTCTGGAACAACTAATGAGTCAAATGAAATTGTCACTGTGTCTCCTTCACCTACAGGAAAACTACTATCTAGTGACGCAGCAACAAAGTTATTTTGTTTTGTACCCCTACCACCTTCTTTTTTTGTGGAAGAATTACATTTTATAGGTGGTTTTGGTGTTACACAATTACATGCACCCTCAATCGGTTTTACCTTACCTTCAGGACAATCACATACTTTTGTCTCCTCATTGTATTTCATTCCATCGGGACATTTACACTTACCATCCTCATCTCTTTTCATACATTTATCAGGACAAGGTTCTTCTTTACCTTTTTCACATTTACAATTTTCTGTTTTATTAGAACCTTTCGGACATTCACATTGTTTTGTAGACTCATTGAATGTCATTCCTTCTGGACAATCACATTTTTTTGTTTCTTTATTAAATGTCATACAAGGATCTGGACAACTATTACATTCACAATTTTCATCCGCTTCTTTACCATTAGGGCAAAAACATTTACCATCTTTTTCTGTTAACCCTTCTTTACATTTACATTTTTTTGTTTGTGGATCCCTAATCATACAATTAGGGCAAGGATCATAAGACTTAAAACATACTTTAGCATCTATCATTACAAATTGACCATTTTTTAAAGTTCCTGCCTTTATTTCATTTGAGATGGATTTATGAGTATCTGTTAAATCTTTAGTATATATTGATCCAGATTTTGAGTCTTTTATTTCTTTCAGTATTTTAGCCTCATCAAACTTTACTTCTCTTTCTACACTAGCTTCTTTTAATTTTATTAATAGTTCTTTTTTTACTTTTTCAGCTCTTCTATATGCTAAATCTCTATTTTTAGTACTTCCTCCAGAATTTGTATATTTTTTCTTAGCATCATAACCCTTACAACTACTACTCCATTTTTGTAAAGATGAGGTACCTTTAGTGGTATCATACTCATTACAGTAATCAGGTTCTACTGCACTACCATAAAAATTACTAGCCCCTCCAAATACATTTACATCTTCTATAGTTAATTCCCCATTTGTCATTGATCCGAACTCTTTTTCTACCATTTCAATAAATCTATTTTTAAATTTAGTAGGTACTTCAGTATTTACATCATTATCAGTTTTATAAGTTTCAGTATTAGTAACAAAAATACATTTAGTATCAGAAGATTTTTCTGCGGGTTTTTTTAAATCAGTAGTAGGTTCTGGTTTAGTTTCTGTAGATTTATTACTATCATTTGTTTTAGTTTCCGCAGGTTTAGATGAAACTCCTTGAACTGAGGCAGTACTCACTTCATTAATATTTGAGGTACTGTCATATACCATTAAAGACTTAATTCTTTGCAACTCTTCAAAAAGATTCTTCATATTCTTTTAAAAATTTTTGTTTATTAAAAAAAAACTATTATATTTGTTCTTATATAAATACAAAACAACTATGAAAAATTTAATTATCATCCTATTATTTTTAAATCCTTTTGTGGATTTTTCTCAAAATCTTTTTACTAAAGAAGAAATTTTACTTGCCACAGAAGGTGGGGATAGATGGTATAAGGATATTAAGATATCTTTATATGGTAACTACAGTAATCAAGATTCTTTAGATGTGGTTGAAAACATTAAGATTTTTAAACCATTAATAAAACCTATCAATATCAGTATAGTTAAAAATATTGATTCTGCCAATGTAGTTATTTATTTCTTAACTGATACAGAGTTTGGTAATAAATTTAAATGGAGAAAAGATCAAATTAAATTTAATATTGGTATCACATTTGTAGCTTCAATTAATCATAAAATAGACGAAATTTCAATTCATATAGATATGGTTGAGAATAAAGAATTTAAATCTTTTTCTAATACGATTAGACATGAAATGTTTCATATGTTAGGTTTTTCTCATTACGATAAAGAAAATAATTCTATATTAGATCACGATCATTATTTAACAGAAAAAGATATCCAAATGATAAAATATCTTTATTAAGATAAATTTAAGGTATAAAATTGGTTGTGAATTTTTTTAATTTAACACATTATTACCCTTAATGTAAGGAGGGATATAACAACAATTTAAACATTTTGACCCACAACAAAACCCCCTTTTAATATGGTAATGTTTTGTCATAACAATATTACCATCCTTATTTTTATAATAATCAAGTGGAGGAGATTTCTTTTTTGAAATCTCCTCCACATATAATTGTTGTACCCAATCTTTTGATGCCCCTACATTCATAATTAATTATTTTTTCTTATATTATATAACGCTAACAGTATTTGATGTGTTAGCGTTATATCATTACCCCATTTTACTTTCATAATGTTTTAAAAGTTTTTTCCATATTTTTAACAACCAATTTACACACATTATAAAATTCTTCATAGGTTAAATCTCTCTTCATAATATTAACATTTTTATGTACCCAAACAACATTAGATTCTTCATACCCAATTTTACTGTCTATTCGTTCTAAGGATGCGGATCCGTCATCAAAATTTATTAGTAAACCAGTATAATAACATTTACCATTTTGTTTTTCATATAATTCTGACAAAAATTTTATATCTATATTAACCTCTATGTTTCTATTTTTTGCACCATTGATAATTCTTGATAGTTTTTTCCCTGGAACATTTCCGTATCCTCTCCAAGAGGGATTCAATTCTTTAGGTCTTGACTGTGTACATAATTTACATCCCCTACTACTACCTTTTAGTAGTGTATAACAAGCGACATTATTTATTTCTCCACAATCACAAACACAAAAAACTTTAGCTTCACCATCCATAGTTACATTACCATCGATTACTTTATATTTACCGAATCTTTGTTCTTTTTCAAATAAACCAAAATATTTTGTTATACCCTTTTTTCCCATATATATAAATATACCGAATAGTGAGAAAATATAAATAACTCACTATTCGACAATACTTTTTATTTTAAACTATCTCACATTGATTTCCAGAACAAGCTGCCTCTCCTCGTAGGTCAGTATTATCTTGTAACTCAATAACTTTTGTAAGATCAACATTTTTTAAAGTTGTAAGTAACCTTTCATAATCTTCTTTAGTACAATCCTCATAAGGAGCTTGTTTATACGTATGGTTAGAATAAGGTAATACTGATAGCCCATTGTAGAAATCTCTATTGTTCCACATCCATTCACCTACTAAGTCCCACTCATCTTCTTTAATTGAAACTGTTGCCGATACGTTGTGAGAGTTTTGTCCGTTTCTATGTCCAGGTTTAATCCATTCTTGAGATACTTTTTTAACTCTTTCCAGCATTTGGAATACGGACTCGTGTCTTATAATCGCACCTTCGGGTGCTTTTTGTGGTATACCAATAACCGCAGTATCGTGAGGACGGAAAAACTCATCTTCAATTAACTCAGGGTGATTAATTGCCAAGTAAGAATAGATTGATTCGTTTTTACCAACACGAATTCTTCTTAAATAGAAATCATTATGCCAAGCGTGAATTCCTGATGAAGTACCTAATACCAATGATGAAGTACCTGACGGTTTAACGGTTGTTGTTCTTGCTGATTTATTAATTTTAATAAGTCCAGCAACTCTTTCGTTTTCTTCTTTAACCATCTTAGCTGCCTTTTTCATATCACACCCTAAAACCACACCTGACCCAATACCTGTCATTCCAACACCGATTAACGCATCTTTTTCAGTTGTTCGTTTCCAAATATCTCTTAGATAATGAAAGTCAGTGTACCCCGCTTGTAGTGTACCAATGAATGATGCAGCCTTTACTCTATTATCAAAATCTTCTTGTGATTCAATATCAGACGCGTTTACTTCACACAAGTTACAGAATTGAAATGGTCTAAGTGCTATCTCACAACAAGGGTTTGTTCCCCAATCTTTATCGTTAGATAAATAGATTCCTGGTTCTCCTGCTCCTGATAACTCAATACGTTTCCATAAATCTAAAAAGAATTCTTTTGTAATTTTGTGTCGAAGAAGTACTGCCGAGTTATTAGCCCTACCTCTTTGTGCGTTTTGTTCCCACCAACTGCCTGATTTACAAGAAATCATTTCTTCATCATCAGCCGAAAATAATGAGATAAGTGCTGCTCTTCTAATACCACCTGCAAGTACCGCATCTGCAATATGACATACAATATCGTGAGTTTCAATTGGGGTTAGTTTTTCACCATCTTTTTTGTTATCCAACACTTTTGTTATGTGGTGGATACAATCTTTTAATGGTTGAGGACCTGGTGCCTTTCCTCCTGATGTCACAAGCATCGCACCCTTATGTCTAATATCTGAAAAGTCAAATATAGGGGTTGATGATTTGTAACCTAAATATGATTCCATTAATACTTTAATAGCGTCTGCCCATCCTTCAATAGAATCACCAATTAGGTATCTTCTTGTTCTATCGGGATTTGGTTTTTTAATATCAGGTAATTTTTCAACGTGATGTTTTTGAACTGAATATCCAACACCTGTTCCACCTAAAAGTAAAAACATTGTTTCAGAGAATGAGTCAACGTGATCAATTGGCATATATGCACAATTATAAACTCTGTTTGGCGATATCTCAATCGGCTTACCACCGAATTGTAATGATCTCATTGATGGTAATACTTTTTTGTTATATACCATTTTATATACCTCTTCTATCTCATCTTTGATGTGGGGGTACTTACGTTGGTGCATCTCTTTGTTACGAGTTACTAACTCTTCCCAAGTCTCTCTTCGGTTCTTTTCGGGTTGAAACTTAGCGTATTTCATAAAGACAGTGATGTCACTTAATATTTTTTGCGAAATATCCATTTTTAATTTTTTTTTAATTTTTTATTTATTAATTTTTGGTGTGTAAATTTCCATATGACTTATTGTTTAAACCATTATATCTTTTTAAAATCTACTTTAATTGAAATTTTCTCTTTTTTTATTTAAAGTATCCTGTATAAATGAAGAATCCTTTTTCTTAGATAATTTATCATGTTCTAATAAAGTAACATCTCTACTATCACTAGTATCAATAACTAACGTTCCGTTATCAAATAAGATATCTTCAAATACAACACCATCTTTACCAAATCTAGATTTAAGTATGGCCAAAGTTGCTCGTCCCTCTTCTTTCTGTTCTAATGTTTTAGCTGCGGATAAAATAAAATGTCCGATTTGTCCTTTCTTAATAGATCCACCCATCATATGAGCTTCCACTAAGTCTGCACCTATTGAACTCCTATTACCTTGAACTGCAGTCCAACCAGCAACATTTAATTCAGAAATCATAGTTTCAAATTGTCTCATTACATTTCCTTCACCACTGTATTCATCTTTAAACTGTTTAGTCGGCTGAACACAATCAATATAATCAAGGAATATGATATCAGGTTTTATACCGTTAGATATTAATTTTCTAAGATATTGTCTAATATGTGGTATTGTAGTACCATCACTAGGCATTTTCTTTAAAATTAAATTTCCTGTTGTGTTTTGGAAATTAGATAACTTTTGTTCAACTTCTTCTTTTCTATCACTAAGTTCACCTAAAGGTACTTCTGTAAAACAAGTAAAATGTTTTCTTTGTATTACCTTTGGGTTATCCTCAAAAAATATTTGAACTACATTTTTACCCATTTTAAATGCGGTATTCGCCATTCTAGTCATTAATGTAGTTTTACCTACACCAAATGCTGCTAAAATAACACCTAACTCACCTTTGGATAAACCTCCACCCATTAAGTTATCTATCCCCACTAACCCAGTAGGTATTGGACTCCTAAAATCATCTGACAAAACATCTTCAATTGCATGAAAAATATCAACACTATCGTCTTTTTCTGTACCTACAGTTATAGCTTGTTTAACAATTTCCTCACACTCATCGTAACGATCAAAATCTCCCGTATCTAAGATTTTTTGAATTTTTAAAGTAGCCTTCTTAAGTTCCTGTTGCTTACAGAATTTAATGGCAACGTCTTGTGTGTGTAAACAATCTTTATTATCTGAATCTTTAACCTCTTTAATTAATTCATTTGCAGATTCTCTCGTAATTTCTCTTCTTACTTCTGTTTTAATAAGGTTAAATATGGTTTCATAAGACGGTATGGTCTCATACTTTTCATAATAGTTCTTAACACTAGCAACAATCAATCTCATATACTCATTATCAAAATAATTTGGATCGATTATAGAAATAATACTCTCCGAAAATTTTTGATCTTCCACCAATTGTTTTACTAGTTTTACTTGGAAACTGTATCCCAAATACCCTAAATTAGAACTTTCATTTTTTGACATAACTTTTTTTAGATTTGTTTATTAATAAATATATGACTTAACTCATAACCGCAGTAATTTTTTGTATAATTTTTTTGCCCCATTCCTATTTGGATAGTATCGATGATTTTTGGAATTATTTTTCTTATGTCCACATCATATCTTACTTTAGGTGGGAAATCATTTCCAGTAAAAATCTTTTCGATTACTACTTTGCCATCTAACTTAATTTGGAAGGTGAAAAAATCTTCATTTTCATATATATCTTTTACTTCTGTATTTTCATCACTATTCTCTACAAAATAATTGTAATACTTATAAAGGTATTCATATGTATTATTTTTGAAGTGTAATTTAATTATATCGACAACATCGTCTATAATATCTTTCATCTCTATCGAATTAATACTATCTCTGTTAAAATTTTTGATTGGGAAATTTCTACCCACTATTGGATTTCCATTAATCATAAACAAAAATTCATAAGGGTAATTTTGGTAATTCTTTTTCATAACTGTATTCATAACTGTATTCATTTTAAACTATTATAATATTTTTTTTCTTTTTTAATTAACGATAAAAATGGTTGTAAAAAATTTAAATACCCATCTTGTCCTCCAGGTATCGCCATCATTAAACCATCTTCCATCATCATCTTTATCACGTTTTTTATTTCTCTACCTTCAGGATCAATTGTTGTGGACATTAGATAATCTATATCAGATTTTGTGTTTTCAGTTATTAATGGTTCACTCAAATCGATTAATTTTTCATTAACTTCAAAAATTTTATCTTTTTGGGTACCTTTAGTCACTCTATTTATAATATTGTCCAACGATTTTAAATTACTTTTTCTTTCCTTTTGTATATATTCAATCTTACTGAAAATATACTCCAAAGTCAAAGTTTTTTCTTTAATTTCAGGAAAAAATTTAAAAAGGGTTTTTTCACTTACACCTGTGATTCCTTTTATGTTATCACTAGTGTCACCAGATATAATTTTAATTAATTTTAGATTACTATAATGATGGTTGAAGTGTTCTAAATAGTTATCTTTCGTCACTATCTTTTTAAGGTTAATTAGATATATTGCAACCCTCTCACCTATCAATTGACACATATCCCTATCATTAGTCATTATAACAACTTTCTCATCTTCTGAGATGTTCTTTACATAATAACCTATTAAATCATCTGCTTCGACAATATCATCACTGTACTGTCTTATAAACAATTCTTCACAATAAAATTTTACTCTTTCTTTCTGTAGATATAAATCTAATTCAGATGGTGGTTGATCCACATAAAAATCCTTTCCTCTATTTAACTTATAATCTTTATAAATTTCATATCTCAACCTTCCACTAAATTGACCGTCCCAAAAAACATAAACTTTGTCGAATTTATATTCATTCATCATTTTCCTTAACATAGTGAGGAATTGAAATGTTCCGCCTATATGGGTATCTTTATAATAAAGATCTTTAGCCCCATAATAAGCGGTTTTAATCAATGAATCTCCATCCACTAATAAAGTTTTTTGAAACGTGCTTTCTCTTTTACTTGGAATTTTCACAAACCATCATTTAATGGTTAAACAATCAAACATCTGAGTAGTCAACAGGTGAATCTATAAATCCTTCTTCTACTACGTCAAAAGATACGTCATCACCGAAGCCTTGAAATACTTCTGCCCAATAATCTTTATTTTCGTTTTTGTAGTCATCTATAGCCTTTTTATCATCTTCGATAAAACCATGTGTAGTTGCCAATATTTTATTATCAGCGTAACCTAAACCATTCATATGATTTTTATGGATACCTACTTTAGTCCTAATTGCGAAGTTAACTTTTCTACCTTTATTAGTCGCAGACAATTTAGATACACTAGCACTTTTTTGGTTTCCAAATAAGAATACCAATGCACAAGATAAATAAATTGAATTTCCACCTTTTGGTTGAATTGTAGGTTGTCCGAATGGATTATCAGGTATTGCAACCCAAGGTTGGTTCACAAATATCATTGAGTTTGTATATGGGTAACTTTCTTTTCTTGACGATGTAATTCTCTGAGCCAATCCCATACCCCATTTTTCTGAAATAACTCTAGCAGTATGTTGATTACCTCCCTTACCATCAAAACTCATCTGACAAGGTATAGTCCCTATTGAGTCCCATAAAAATACAATATCATAAGGGATTTCACCATTCTTTTGTGCATTTAATACTTCATTAACATATTCAAATGCTTGTTCTATAAAATCAAAACCTAATTTATATAACAAAAATCCATCCCAATACGCACTAACCTCACCTGTTTTCTCATCTACTTCTTCAATATACTCAGTTTCTAACCCCATTTGTTTGGCGTGTTCAAAACTAAATTTTTGTTCTGTAATAATAAAAACAGGTAGTATTCCTTTTTTCTGTGCATCTACTGCACTCTTAATTAAGGCAGTAGTTTTTCCTGTGTCAGAATGTCCTAATAACATATTAATCTGACCCATAGCTGGTCCTGGTAATCCAGTTGACTTCTGAAAGGCTTCACCTAGATCAAAGTACTTTTGTTCTTTGTACTTATCACTAGATGAAAATTTCTTTCTTATAGAAGAGAATTCAGATACTTTTTTCTTTAATGGTGTCTTAGCCATAATAAATAATTAAAATGGTAATTCATCATCATCCTCATCCAAACTAGTTGGTGCGAAATCATCATCCTCATCATCTGATGCATCTTGACTCACTAAATCTTTTGATTTAAATGTTTCTGATTTCATCATGTTAATCTCTTCACTCAAAGAGGCAGTTTCTTTTTCCTCTTTATCTTCTTCTGCAACAAATTTCTTTTGTTCAGAATCCCAAATAGGTGTTTTATTTGTCGCTACAATATCTAAGTACTCTTGTGGTTTTTTAGAATACACATCTCTATGTGTTTCTACATTACCAAACCACACATTTGCCTTTTCTTTGTCAGTAGTTAAAATAGAAACATCGTCAGCCATAATAGAATTTACAACACTGTGTTGTTTATCATTTCTACCTGTAGTCATTAGTAAATCTCTACCTTCTCTAGGGTCACTAATATCACCTTTAAGTTTAAAAAGTGGTATGATTTTATCCATAATACCATCACCAGTATATTTATGTTTAAATCTCCAAAACTTAACCCCATCTTCCTCGTTATCTCTATCAATTCCTTTTACTACATAGAATTTTCTAGCGATAAACTCCTTTGCTAATTTTTTAGCTCTTTCAGAACCATCTTCGTAAAGGGCATCTTTTGCTTCACATAAAGGACAGTGTTCACCATCGTTTAAATGACTGCAATAAATTTTTTCCCATTTACCATTTACTTGTTTTTCATGATAATAGACTTCGGTAAAAGGACTATTTCCATCTTTGTTAGGTAATATCCTAAACCTTTTTGTTTGTGACTTAACACCTTTCGGTAATTTTTCACTGAAATACTTCTTCAGTCTGTCTTCACTAGACATCTTAGTAGTAGTTTTTTTATCTTCAGTATTTTTTTCATACTGAGATAAAATTGCATCTAAAGTTTTACTCATTTTTTCTTTTTTAATGATTAATAATATATAAATATACTCATTTTTTATCCAAAAGTCAATGGTCTATAGAAAAATAAACATAAAAAAACCCCACTTTGTTAGTGAGGTTCTTAAATTTTTTAAATTATGTTTAGTCTTCTTCCTTATCTTTATAATTAAAAGAACTTTTTATTTCATTCCTATCGAAATTTTCTACATCACTTTGTCTTAAAACATATTCCTCTTCGTTTTCTTCAGTGGCTTCATAACCATCTTTGTCTTTCCAAAAATCTGTTAATTTTACACTATATGGGAATGATTCCATAGATCTCATTTCTAATCTCTCTACTGGAGTAGGATTTCTTTTTTCAATCTCCTTTTCTAAAGACTCTATTTTATCAATTACTTTATCCATACCAGATACTTGATTTTCAAGATCTGTTAATTTCGATAATAATTCATCCATTTTAGTACTAACTCCTTCTACTGAAGTTTTTGTAGCTTCTGTATTGTCAACAATATCTGTGACATCAACCTCTACCGTATCTTCACTAGGCTCAACTTCTGTATCGGCAAATTCATCTTCAATCTCCACATCCTCTTCTTCACCTTCTTCTGGTGATTTATCAGTTTCGGTATCTCCTGATGCAGGTGTTTCTTCGGTATCACCAGTTTTAGGTGTTTTAGTTTTTGATTCATCTCCAGGTGCAGGTGGTGGTGTTGCAGTCTCTTCATCTGCCACATCCATAAATGGATCATCACCAGCTGGATCTTGTTCAGTCAAAAAAGAATCATCAAGTAATAAATCACCATTCTCATCTTTTTCCTTATCTTCGGGAACATAAAAAGTATATTCTAAAAGTTGTTTATATCTTTTTAAATCCTCAGAAATCAGTTTTTTATTATTCATAATTTTTATATTAAAAGTTGTCTACCATCGTTAGTTTTGTAAACTTTATTTACTCTTTCAACAATTTCTTTTCCGTCATTAATTAGACATTCATCACCAACACATTCCTCTTTTTGAGTTTTTTTGTTGGTTAAAAAATAATCTAATTCATTTTCTAAATTGTCACTATTTTTTTTATTTTTATTATCTTCCATAACTTTATATTTTATTAATAAATATCTTATATTTAAGAAAAATCTTTATTTATATCTATAATTTTTAACTCATCATTTTTTATGATAATTATTTTATTCTGATACTCATCCCAGTTAATTTTATATTCTAAATAATTTATGTTACCATTTTCTAAATTATTTAATGTTTCTATAAGTTTATTAAGAGCATTAATGGTGTAAAAACACTCACCTTTTTTGTGAACTATTATTGTTGGGGGGTATATGGATGATAAATCAATTTTAGTATTATCTACTAATGATACCCTATAAGTGATTATTTTTTTATTATCCTCAAAATATGAATACTGAAATATATTTTCTTCTTCTATTTTGAATCTTTTCTGTAGATATTTTTTAAAGGTATCTACTTTATCTACATACACAAATGACGCTAATGTAATAATTTTAGTTGTTGTCTTCATTTTTAATAATATAGGGGATAAGTCTGTTTTTATTTTTTATCTTAAATAAAAAATCCCTGTAATTATTAAATATCTTAGAATCTATCAAAACACTATTTTTTAATTTTATAATTCTATCTAATACCTTTTCTTTTTTATCATCAAAATATCCAATAATATTCAAATCAATACCAAAAATTATATTTTCACCAAAGATATAAACCATATTATTTTCAGACATAAAAATATGTGATTCTTTTAATGTTAAAATTTTCTTTATTATTTTTTTAGTAGTTGATTTTTTACTATATAATATATCTAAATATACATATGGTACATTGTCGCCAAAGATATTATAAGTGAATTCTTTGAACTTCTCTATGTCGACTTCATAATCTACCTTTCTTTCTTTTAGATTAAAAGTCCAAAACGTTTTTTGATCAATACATTTATGTAGTATTGATACGGTATCACCATATAATTCTTTAACTAATCCCCAACCAACAATTATAGTCGGTAAGTCATTGTCTATAGAGTGATAATCACTAAAATATTTAAACCCATCTATGTGGATTTCTGAACCTGATACTACATTTCCAAAATACATAGTACAAATATAATAAAAATATTTTAAAAAGTTAAGGACCTGGATTAAAATAATTAATTAATGGTTCCCCATTTTTTTGTGTAAGATTAGTTAAAACCTTTTCAAAGGTAATAAATGCATTTTCTATAACATTTGATTTTGGGCTAAACCGCTGTGATATCTGAATACATCTACTATAAACAGTTGCTGCACCAGTATCCGAACTAGAATAATCATATGCACTTTTATTTTGAACATCTTTCAAATATTTCCATACTTTTATACTAGTTCCCATAGCCTCTACTTCTGTGTTAGATGCCACATCAGGTTTAGTTTGACCAACATCCTTTAAAATATCTGTATATTGTTTCCTACCTATTACATATAAATAACCCCTAGGTTTGTATCTATATGCGTCACCTTCGAATATGTTATAATACTCAAGATCATTAATTAAATTACTTTCAGTTTTTAATACTTCTGATAATTCTTTTTCTAATTTTTCTTTTTCTAATTTTCCAGTTAAAGTGTTTATATCTAATTTAGATAAACTTTCATTAATTTCTTTTTTTCTAATTTCTATTTCATCGTTTTTGTTAAATTCTTTTAATAAATCGTTACCTTGAATTCTATATGAAATATCATTTAGGGTTCCACCCGTAAAAATAGGTAGGGATAAAAGATATTTACTAGGTGTACTAGTATTACCATAATATATAACTTTACCTTTGTTTAATAAATCACTATCAGGAAATCTCATCGGTTCTTTATTTTGTACATCCCATTCCATATCTTTATTTAATAAATTATTTGAATTGGCTAACGTTGAAGATAAAAACATAGTTACTTGTGAATTTGTTGTTGCGGACGCTTTTATTAATAGTATTTTCGTATCTTCTAGTAGGCTACCTAAAACTTCATCTGTAAATTGGGTAACCCCAATTCGTCTAAATTTATCAATCGATGTTGCATTATTACTTAGGTTATTTTCAAAATCAAATGCATCTTTAGGATTTAAAACACCAATAGTTAATAAACTATCTTTACTATTAATATTACGAAATTCTATTTTAGGTGTCTCACTACTTTCATTCAAATCAACATCTAAATCTGCAGTTATTTGGTTTGCTGGTGATGTAATATATCTAGATTGTCTAACTCCCTCAAAACTTGTGGACATTTGGTTAGGTGATATATTGTGACTAACACTAGTTATTAAATATGCTCCATTAAAAAATGGTACATTTTGTAAGTCAAAATACATTAGGGGTTGTATATTCATACAACCCATTGCCTCAACTTTACATGTATAAGATCTTGTTTTAAATAGCCTTAATAAATCAGTACCCACATATGTTTTTTGTGTACCCCCTCTTTTATCTATTAAATCTGATAATGCTTTAAAATATTCACCTGTTTCTCTATGTTCTTGTTGGTTTAATGATACATTTTTAAAAACTGTTTGGTTTTGAGCACCAAAGGAGACTCTAAATGCAACTAAAGATGATTCATCAAGATTAATATTACCATTCTTGTCTATGGTATCGGAAGTAGAAGGGGAATTTGGGTCAAGTAAATCTGTAGGTAAATTTCCCGTAGTTAGTGAGAATCCGTCATCTTTAAAGTAGTAATTACCCCTTTCCCCAATATCTAAAGACTGAGATGCCCCACCAACATGTATGCAACAAAATATTGGACCCGATGACTCGTTTGTTTCTAATACTGTCTGTGGCTGAAATATCTTTGCAACTTCTTTCGCATTTTTAAAATTTATATATGTTGGTAATATCTGAAATAAAAAGTTACTATCCCTTAATAATTTTGATATGAAGAAATAAACACTAGTATCTAAATTACTTCCTAAAGTAAGAAAACTTTTTAAATTAAAAGTTGCTTCATCACCAATAAATCTCCAACCCCTATCTATAAATTTAAAATACTCAAATAAATTTTTATCCGCTGAATCACCACATATACTAAATGAACCATCATTTCCTATCCATTTATTACTTATATTTTTAAAATAATTATATAATCCTAACTTTACAATATTAGTAGTTTTATTATCATTTTCTATCTCTTTTGTACTTTTAATACCATTATCATTTTTTTTACCTACATCGTTAAATTTGTTTCTAAAATTAGTGACATAATTTAAAAAAATTGCTTTATCTACAACCAATCCTTTGTTTTTTTTATTTTGATCTATCTTAGTTTTATCAAAAATATCAGGATTTAATAAAATTAAGTCGGTTGTTTCTATGATATCTTGATATATTTTATTTTCCGATATTTCTCGTTCTTTTTTAGATAATGTAGGTTCTGTATCAATATCTGGTACATATAATTTCATATTCCTTTCAAAATTACCATTTTTTGCAGAATTAAAATTACCATTATCTACCCAATTTTTAAATTTTTTAATAAAAGTATTTTTAACTGATTTAGGTAAATATATTAACTCATCTTCTAATAACTCATTCTTAATTTTATCCAATGGTTTTATCAACTTATAACCAATTTTATTTAAGTAACAATTAGATGGGGTACTAAATAGACTATAATTTTTTCCAGATACAGTAGGAAATTTTAATGGGTCAGTATTAGTTATTGATTCTTCATATCTCCATAATAAAGCACCGATATAATAAACATAAAATTTAGGTAAGTTTATTATTCTAGCACCATCTTTTACTGTGGATTCAAAAACTGATTGTATAAAACCTTCTTTAAAGTTTTTAAATGGAAAAGTAGATAATAATAATAATGCCCTAGAATAGTTAGATGGTTGTGTATCATATAAATCTGAATATGTCATTACATCTTCATAATCAGTTTTTCCAGTAGAAGCTTTTTTGAAATATGTCATATTAAGATACGTACTATTATATGTAGTCCCACTAGGATTTATATTCTCTAATTTACATTTTCCTAAATTTCCCAGTATATTATTATCACTAGCTTTTAATATATTAGTACATATAGTGTCATACCAAACATTAAACGAATTATATGTAGTTAAATTCTTTGACGAAGTATAAAAGTTTTTATAAAACAAAGAAGGTCCTTTTAATTCTCTTACAATTGGACTCGATTTAGAATCAATTAATTTTCTGTAAGATTCATCCTCTGATATTTCCGTAATCAATTTTTTAGTATTGTTTAGGACACCTGGTTCATCAAATAAAATATATTCTACTTTATCGGAAAATGTACCACTTATAGGAAAATCTCCAATTTTTTGAAACTTATTCTCTTCACTAATTATAAAAATTTTATTTTCTTCTAGTATAAAATCTTTGTAAAATTTAGATTTTCTAAGGTTAAATTTTTCGCTATCTACTACTGGTGTATTAGGGTTATTTAATTGATTTTCTATATCAATTAGAATATTTGATATTATTAGTCTAGGTTTTTCAGCAAAAATTGTTTTATTTGCTGCAATAGCCTCTAATCTAGCATATCCATCAACATCCTTTAAACCAGTACTTGGTGAAAATCTACTATAATTTATTAATAAAGCTAACCTTGTAAAGAACTTTTCTATTAATTCATTCCCCATTGATTGTACGTCATTGGTTCTGTTAAGTTTAATCCAAGGATTAATTTTATAATCTATAGGGTTAATAGGGAACCAGTTATCTGTATCTAAACCACTCTTTAATAAACTTGCCTTAGTTACATCTTCAAGTGTCTTTGTTTTGCCAACTAAATTTTCGAAAACTCTTTCCACAAAATCCAACTCAGGAAAATCTGATCTATTTATTGATGATACTTCACCGATATAAATTTCTTCTAAATCACCTTTACCGTTTTTTCGGTATATAGAAGGCCATGCTACACTATCTATACCTGTAGGGACATCTGTTTCATATGTTGCCGTTGGTAAGATAGATTTTCTATTTTTAGATTTAGATTTATCTTCCGCACTAACACTTATATCATAAACAGTTTCAACCATTGCTTGAGTATTATTAGCAATAATTTCAAAACATTTACCAATGGTAGGATTAAACTGAACATTTAAACTATCTCTGAAATTCTTCAGAAGTTTTTCATTTAATTCTAATTGAACTATTTCTTTCTGTATTTTTATTATTGATTCTATGTCTATAATACTGTCTTCAACCAATGCTCTCTGTTTTCTAAAGTCCGCAACAAAAACATTTGTGGTGGGTAGTAAAGTTGGTGAATAAAATCCTTTACCATTAAATTGTCTAATAAATTCTGTTATATTGAAGTTAATATTTATTTGAGGACCATTCGTGTAACTAGGTTTTTTTAGATATATAATGGAATCTTTTCTAAAAAAATCTTGTAATACCTCCGATAAAACTTTTGATTCTGGTTTTAATTTATTATTTTTTGTTGGGGATACTATATAATTCTCCCAACTATTATCGTCTGATCCATTTTCAGTAAAAGAATTAATTAAATTATCATCTTTTAGTGAATCATTAAAATTTTTCACCTTCTCTGTTTTTAAAATTGAGAGGGCTTTTGCACTCTCTAGAGTATTATCAGGTGTAAATTTTACCCTTGTATCCGATTTAAGATACTCTTGATACGCTAAAATTATCGTATTGAGTGTTGAAATATATGTTTTAAATGATGCCGTATTTATAGAATTAAAAACTATGTAGTCTCTAATAGATAAACAATTTTTATTAATGATTATTTCATCATCATTAATTGAGGTTGTTCGAATTATATCCTTATTATTTTCTAATTCTAAATAAGATTTTGTAAGTCCTTGATTTATTTGGGTACTTCCTTCACCTGCTTCTTCAGTGTGTTTATCTAATGGTGCACCAATAAAAGATCTTATAGTTTTTAATAAAGTTAATTTACCATTTAAATCTTTTAGTAACTGAAAACTATTAAGGTCGGTTTTAATAATTTCGGACTCTACTTGTAACTTACTTATCTGAGTAAAGAAATCATCTATTTTTCTAATATCTAAATCACCTGTTTTTCTTAAATCATCTAAGGTTTTACCTTTAAGATTTGGTGAGGTTATTTCACTTTTACTATCTTCATATATTTCATTCAGTTTATTATAACCTTCTGGTGTATTAACAACCCCAATTATATTACCTAAAACCATATCATTTAAGAAGGCTTGTTGAAACCCTAAAAAGTTTGCACTTATTTCAAAATTACCTGTAGAACCATCAAAATTAGATGTCCAATTAGTCATATGTAAACAAAAATCTACTTTTTGACCGAAGTAACCTTTTATAGATAAGTTAAAGACAGGATATGGCATTTTAAAAAATATACTATACGGTGATAATCTTTCATCATCCTTTATAACATCAAATAATGCCCCACCTCTAACATCTGTAAATGTTATGTCGACTGTCGGGACTAAACTAGAGTTATATTTAATGTCAATAGATTTAATACCAAAACCTTCTAAAGCTCCAGCACTTCTACCATTCTTGTCTTTAAAACCACCTATGTTTGACCAATCAGTTGTCGCATATGATTTTTGTAACTCAGGATCTAATTTACCTGTTGTGTTATTATATTTTAAATTTGTAGATATGAAATGAACTTCATCTTCTATTCCCGAATTAAAATTTTTATTTTGACCTCCATATGTAACTCTACTTCTAGGGTACGCAGAAAATTTAACATATATGAATAAATCTTCAGGTGGAATTATTGACGTACCTGGTGGGTTTGGATCAACAATAAACGCCTTACCAATCTTTTCTACTTTTGGATCCATTAATTTTTATTTTTTAATATAATAATTTATATATTTTTGTGTTTGATCAATATATTGTTGTATACTGTCTTTAAAAGGAAAGGGTATTCTTATAATTTCACCATTAGGTATGTTTTCCTCAACACCACCATATTGTGGATTCGCTAATAATATTAACCATCCATGATAAGGATTATTATAAAATTTTTGACTCATTTTATCTAATCTAGATATTTGTGATTCATATACCACACTTTTATCCGACCCTTTAGGTGGGATTGCAATATAAGGTAATGGTAAGTATTTACCATCAAATTTAAAACTCTGATATCTATCAAAATATTCTTTTCCCATATTTATTAAGTTAAACCATTTTCAGTGATAGTAAATGTTTTAGTTATTTTAGTTGTTTTTTTATTTTTTGATAAGTATGCCTCAACTTTAACACTATCACTATTCTCAGATTTATAAATTTTTAATTCTTTTTCGGCATCTTCAAGTTTTTGTTTACATCCTCTGAATTTAGATTTAGTATTTGGACCAGGATTTGCTTCTTGTTCTTGTTTAGCACTATCTAATGCAGTTTTAGCGTCAGATATTTGTTTAGTTAATGATTTAATTTTTTCTGGATTCACCAAACCTTTACTAAATTCAGTACTAATATTAATAGTTTTACTGGCGGTGGATTCAGTGTACTCTTTTTTAGGATTTTTACCCGCTTTAATTTCAATAATAATTTTATTATCAGGTGATTTTTCTCCATCGACTTCGACATCAGATGCTGCTTTACCGTCTTTTGTTTTCACCACTATATTACTTGGTTTTTCTGCTGATATATCTAAAACACCTGTATTTTCACTACCTTTACCGTTATCAGAATTTTCATTATCTTTAGTTTGATCAAAAATACCTTCTTTTTTAAGAGAATTTATATACTTATTAAGATTTTCTTCACCAACCAATTGTTTTTTAAGTTCACCTAATTTTACACCATCAATAACTTTTCCTGTATTATAACCTATTTTATCTGATCTCACATCATACATTTCTGTATTTGCGTAATAATTAAATGATACCGCATTTTGTAATCTATTAAGTGGTCCAACTAATGAATGTCCACCTATATAATCAATACCTAATGATACTGTCGCAATCATAGGTTGAACACCAATACCTTCAGGATTTAAATCCCATTGTGGTCCATCATATGTTATAGATAAACTTTGAATTGCTACTTTAGTATGGAAAAAATCCCCAATCCTTAATATACATATAGGTGGTCTACCAAATGATAAATTTTGTGGTTGTACGCCTACTTCTGTACCATCTTTTTGTGTTACCCTATCATATATACTTGGACCTTGCCTCATACATTGATTTAAAAACGTCAACCTACTATTGAATCCTTCAGGAGTTATACTATGAAAACCAGCGTGAAAATATTTTATTTTTTCTGAAATATATTTAAAATAGTTTGGGTAATTTTCATCTATAAAATCAAAATATGTTCCTTCATCTATAATTAGATTATCAATTAATTTAATATCTTCTGGATTAAATGTACCTTCACCTTTTTTTTCTTCTTTTGGTTTAGAATCTTTAGAATTTTGTGTATCATTTTCCATTTTTACATCAACCCTATAGTCGTTAGAGGTATCACCATTTACTGCATCATTTCCTTTAGATTCGATAGGACTTATATTAGAAATTAATTTAGGGTCTAATCCAGATGATTTTAATCTACTGTCAATTTCCGATTTTACTTTATCTGCAAATTCTTTACTTAATTTTGTACCATCATCACCAGTTGATTCCCCAATATCATTTGTCACTGCA